GTCATTGTGTCTACTGGGAGAATTGCTGATGATGCAGTTGGAACAGTTCCTGAAGGACCGTTTGCGTAGATTACGTTAGTTCCTGCTGAGAGGACCTGACCTACTACGTTGTCAATAGAATCTGCTGCGTTGTAAGCGATGATGTCAGCAAGAGCTGAGTCAACATCGTTAAATGAAGTTAGGTTTAACTTCTTTGTTGTTGTAACTGCTGAACCGTATTCGTTCAGTGTTACTGTAACCTGTGAAGGGTTACCTAGTGCGATGCTTGAAACATCTGAAGTTTCTGTCAATGTAGATGTAGCCTGAGCCAAATCTGAATAGATTGAGAAAACAACTGATGATCCTGGCATAGCCTGTTGCACGGGCTTAACATCTGCAAGTGAACGCATAACAGGAATGGAACGTAGTGCCATTCTTACATACTGGTCGTATGCTGCTTGTACGAGCGAGCTGATGCTAGACGTGGTTGTGGGGGTACCTGTTGGAATTGCCATTAGGTCTAGCCTTTCTTGTTTAGGATCGGATTAGAGTCCAGACAATCTGATGACATCATCCAGTTCTTCTTTGCTGTTTGCATTCATTAGTTTTTGCATAATGTCTCCGTTATGTTCTGGCGAAGCGCCAGAATCGGCGGAGTTTGTCATACGCTTATATGCTGCAGCATCGGCTGGATTTACATTAGGTGTCTGGGTTTGGCTTACTTCAATACCGAATACATCGGCATAGTCTTCAAGCCATTTAGATACAGACTCTTCAGTTGGGTCTATATCCTGTGGGATAAATGCAGCAATTTTGCCGTTTACCCCGCGAGCTGCGAGGGCATCCTTGATTGCTCTTTCGCGTTGGCCTTTACTCAAAGATTCAAACTGAGAACGAAGTTCTGCTAGTTCTTTATCTTTTTGTTTTGATGCCTTGCGTAGTTGTTTAACAAGGTCATTTGATGAGTCTTCTGTTGTGAAGTCGTCATCATCCTCGTAGTCGTAATTGGACATAGTGGTCCTTCTCCCTATTAGTTGTTGGCATAGGCCTCATATTCGTTTGGGGAAACGGTATGGCTCCTACTCCTGGTTTTGTTGTCGCTCCAATGGACCAGTCGTCCCATTGGCAGGTTTATTTATTTAGTAAGCGCCAGCGCGGTCACGCGTGAGTGCTCCAGATGAGATTCCGCTTTGACCACTAAAGGTGGCCTTCTCAAGTCCGGTAAGTTTCTTACGTTGTTTTTCTGCTTCTGTCTTTCCAGCAAGTCCAAAGACTTCCTTCTCAGCAGTAGTCTGTGTGTATGGGTCTTCTCCATAGATAGATGCAAGTTGTGAGCCACGCTGCAGGCCGCCACCAATAGTGCCGTAGCCCTGTTGTGCTTGCGCTTTAGTAATGCCCTGTGCTACTAGTTCTTCTGCGCGTCCAACGTTAGTTGTTAACCCTGATTGAATTGCAGAGCCACCAATTTCAGCAGCAGCTACCTTACGTTTAATCTCAGCCAAAGCATTCTTTGGATCAAGTACATAGGCAAGGAAGTCACTATTGTTAAGACCTGGATAGAATTGACCAATTGCATCTTTAATATCTTTGCTACCCTTGAGAACTTTCTGGCCTTCCATAATACGCTCTTCTAAAGTAATAGGATCAACGTTGCCAGCAATAAGGTTTTCAAATCCTGCTTGCTTACCTAGGGCGCCTCGTTGGTAATAAGATTCTGGTAAACCATAATTCATCATAATACTTTGGTACTTATCTTCAAGATCTAAATAGGTTGCTTCATCAATAGCTGCAAACCCATTTTTAATACGAAGTGCATTTGCTGCAAAGCGCTCCTGATATTGTGGTGTTTCACGCAACTTTAATACGAGTTCAGACTTTGACAAACCATCTTGAATAAACTTTTTTAATGGTTCAATTAAAGAACCCATACCGTATTTATTAAACTCACCATAAAGAATGTCGTAAGCAGACTTACCAGCCAGTGCCTTTTCATCTGCTTTTACTTTAGCAATATAAGCGTTGTAGGTATTAACGTCTGTAAAAATTCTGCCATCAGGTGCTGTATAAACTTGACCAGGTGTATCCGTACCTGTAGGTGTACCTGTAGGTGTGCCAGTTGGACCAGTAGAACCAGTTGGACCCGTAGAACCGTTTGGTCCTGTAGAACCGTTTGGTCCTGTAGAACCTTGAAGATTAGAGCCTGGGACTCCAAGGAGTCCACCTTTAGCAGTAAAAGATTTCAATGCTGCAGTTGTTCTTGCTGCTTCTTGAGCAACAGGAGATGTTGCAAGGCGATTTGCAGTTACTTGTTGAGCACGAGTTAAAGGTTTTGATGCAGCGTTTGCTTGTCCCATTGCAGTAATTCTTGCTTTTTCTGCTGCATCTGCTGCTGCTGCTGTTGCTTTTGCAGCAGCTATACGCGCTTCGGCTGCGTCTTCGTATGCACCCATTGTTTACCCCTGGAATCCGAAGTCACGAAGGACCTCTAAAGTCATTGATGAAACATCACTACGTGCTTGGTCTGTATATTGCCAACGATTATCTGCACGTAAAGATTTTCTAAAGTCATAAAGGTTCATATCGCCTTTATCAGTAATAGCAGAACGAAGTAATGGATCGTTAAGATCAATCTGGTCTGAGTCACCTATTTCAAGTACGTTAGCCATCACCTCACGGTAAGGAGCAAAGACTTGCTTAAGGCTATAACCTTGGGAAAGTAAGTCACGAACATAAGTAGGCTGACCCTGTGATGCTAATTTACGAGCATCTGCAATTACACGGTTAACGTCAATTTGACCAGAGGCAATACCTTGAAGAACTTGTTGTTCATTAGAGCCACCTGGAATTATGTCACTTACTTGGAATCCATTATCACGAGCTGCAGTAACAAGCAGTTTGTAGTTAGCAAGTGCTTCTCCTGAGTATCCTTCAGTTACTTTGCCACCAATCATTCCAGATACTGGACGAATAGATGCTGCAAGGAAGTCTGTAATAAAGGAATCATCTTCACTACGGTTAGTAATGTAAAGATTTTCTGCTGCTTTACGTAAGGCTGCAGGATCTGACGCTGCTGCTGAACCTAGTTTAGCTGCCTTCTTTGTCAGGCTTGCAACAATCTTGTTAATCTGCATTTCATAATCAGTAGTGCCTTGAGCACGACCTGATGCCTGAAGATCACGATAGTTGTAATACTGAACATAACGTTCTTTGATTTCTTGAGAGTTCTGCTTGTACCAAAGGTCGTTACGGATTTCTTTTAGCAAAGCAGCCGTTGTCATACCAGGTGTGTTCACATACTTTTTAAGTATTGCATTAAGACTTGGTATATTCTTGAACAAAGTTTCTGGTAGTGCAAAATCTGCAGCAGTAGCTGCAGCACCTAACGCTTCGGCTTCTCTATCTATAGGAGTCTCTACCTTTGGTGGTGGAGTTTTTGTTGAATCTTTCTTTGGCGGAGGAGTGCCTGTAATTTTATCTGTTTTAGCTGGAGTAGTTTCAATACCAGTAGTCGAGGTTGATACTGGTGCGCCAGGTGCTTGTACAGGTGTCCCAGTAGGAGCGCCCATTGATGGAGTAGCAGATGGTGTTGATGAGACTTTTCTACGTGCTTCTATGAGAATATCATTAGATTTCTTTATTGCAGCGTCAATTGTTTTATTAACAGAGTTATAGTCTTTAACTAATTTATCAAATTCTCTTTGTTCTGTTTTAGATAACTTATCTCCACGAGCAATCTTATTAGCCCAAATCTCAAGTTGTGCTTCATAGTCTGCTAATCTTGGCTTTAAGGTGTCAGCATAATCCATTTGATTTTTAGAACGCGCACGTGTTTCATTATCTATCTTATCTTTTTCTGCCTGTGCTTGTGCTTTTTCAGCAGCAGTACGTGCTGTTGCCTGAGCCTTCTTAGCATCTTCAATTAACTTATTTACATTAACTGCCATTAGCGCAGGCCTCCAAATTCTTTCATAAGGACTGTGTACGCATCAGTTGCACGTACATTCTTCGCCTCTGAGGTTGCCTGTAATTTTTCTGTAATAAGCTGTTGTTCGTCTACGCCACCCATAGTGGTTGTAAAACCATCACCTGATGTTTGGACAGAAGGTTGTCTGCGCTGTTCAGCGTTAATCATCTTGAGGTACTTGGCTTGTTCTGCCTTAGTTAAGTTACGCTCAAGTAAATCTACAGCAACTGCGTTAAGCAGTTTAGCGGTTTGAGATGCACTAGTTACATAAGTTTGCTTGGTGGTCTTTGGGCCACCATCTTCATCTCCATTTGCAATAATATCAGCAAGGACATCATAGCGTGCGGTAGGAGTAGTTGCTCCAACCATCTTGTCTAGTGCTACTTGACCCTGGTACTTTTCTTCTAACTTTGCTAAAGCTGTATAATACTTAAGATCAAACTTGCTTGATACTTTGCCTTTCCAAATGCCTGCATCTTTTAATCTTTGTGCCAAAGCAAGGCGTGCATCATTAGAGGCTTGTGAGATACCCTTTACGAAAACGTCAAAGGCGATTTCGCTACTAGAGGCTAATCCACTAGTTTGTGTTGCAGGAGCAGCCATTGCTCGCGCAGCATCTGGACCAGAGTAAGTTGGCTCAACCATTAGTATCTCCTAATAACGATGCAAACAATGTATTGTAGGCACTCATAGTATTTTCATTTGCTTTTGAAAGTTCACGCATCTTAATGATTGCAGAATCTTTCATAAATGCAACAAGATTTCTAGTTCCAGAAAGAGTGTCCATTGCTTGTCTTTGCATCTTGTAAGAATCATAGACATCAAGCATCTCTTTGAGAGACTTTTGTACAGGGCTGCGTGTTGTTACAGTCTTGTCATTGAGCAGTTTGCGAAGGTCATCAATAGCGTTGATACGCTCAATAGCCTTCTTGCCACCTTCTGAGAGTTCTTCTTGAACTAATGGTCGTCCAGCCTTGAATGTCTTAGCCCAAGTCTGGAACTCTTCACGAGCCATAGTGCGTTCAAAGTCTGTAATCTTAGTTGTTAAAGAAACTTCGTAATCGTTCTTTTTGCTGTAATAAACCTGTAGATCTGCAGCAGTTTGTACTTCACGCAGGTATTCATCTACACGCTTGTTGTACTTTAGACCCATATCCTTCATAGTCTTGTAAGCATCCCAAGAGAAACCTGACTTGTGTGGGATTAAGAACGCCGCTCCTTGCGGATAGCGTTCAAAGAGGTCCTTGTTCTTTTCTACAAACGTGCCTGATTCTTCTGCATATTTGATAACAGCAACAGTCTTCTTTTCGGACTCTGATACAGTGAATGGGATTTCATTAGGAAATAACTCCACCCATTTAGCCATAGCTGCGTCGTAATCTCCTGGATACTGGTCTAGTAAACCATTCCAAGCCTGCTTAAAGTTAGTCTTTCCGTTGTCTTTAATCCAAGTAGCCATATCAGCCTTGAGCTGAACCTGTGGCGATGCTGGAGCAAAGAAACCAAATACAAATCTAGTACCAAGAATACCAAGTACTGTGTTCTTGATGCGTTGACGGTACTGTTCTTGTTCCTGAATGCTTGGAGGAATGAGATTACCAGTCTCATCGTATCTTTCAGGCAGTCCGTGACCACCTGCTTCAAGATATGTTACCGCTTTACGCCACGCACTTGCATACTGTGAGTCACGCTCATCTGTATTCATAGTCTCGTATAGACGATTGATGTGTGCTGGTAAGAATGCTGATACAAATGAGCGATCTACTGCATACTTACCCATACTTAACTGAGTAATTGTGTCTGCAGCACCTGGTGCTCCAGCAACATCTACTAAGTTTGATATAACTTTCATAGATACACCGGCAAGTGGACCTGAAAATGTAGGAATAAGAGAATCTTGGTTCAAAGATGGGGTAAGCATCTTGACCTGTGCGCCAAATTGTACTGGGAATGGTGTCTTAAAGTCAGCAGGAATACCCAATGTTGTCATTGCAGTACGCACTGCTGCATAAATAGGTTCAATACCTGGGTAGACAAAGTACTTTTCGCCTTGGTCATCCTCTTGAATCCAACCATTATGGCTGATTCCATCATATGTTAACGCTGCTTTGCGAATAGCCATTGGGTTATAGGCAACAACACGAGACATACGACGATAGAAGTCCTCAGTAGCACGATAGAAGCGCGAGAAGTTACGTGCTCCAAATGCTAATTGTGTACGAACTAGTGGGTTATCCACATACTGCAGTACTTGAGATACCGCACGCTCTTCAACTATAGTTGCAAACTGACGCTTAGCACGCTCTGTAGCTGCAGCAATCTTTTTAGGATCTGCTTGGTCAACCTTACTGACAACAGAGTCAACGTATGCTTGCTCAAAACCAGACTTCTTCATCTGCTTGCGAATAGTAATAATTTCATTAAAGACAATAGGTTGACGAGACATACGTGAGTTAGCAAGACCTAACCAAGTCCATCC